CGCATGTGCTTGATACAAAGCATTTTTTCCTAAATTTAAACCTTTTGGTTTACTAATTACATAACGTGCAATGGCTTGTAATGTTTTTGCTTGTCCTGCAGAAACTGGGTGAGTTCCCATACCCCTATTTCCACTTGAATATAATTCTTTAAAGTGACCTGGATCAATTCCTAATGCCTGAAGTTGTTTTGGAGACATTTGTGATAAATGTTGTCCAAGTTTTCCCTTTAGTGAATTTGATATGTAATTATTTACATATCCTGCATCTGCAGCAACATTTTTAAGATTCCATATTTTATTTCCAAATTGATCAAAATCTGGTTTAATATGAGATGCATCTACTTGAAATAATCTATCTAGTTGACTTTGTCTAACTCCCAAACCTTGTTGTTTTAAACGATCTTGTATTGCTTGTTTTTCTATTTCAAAGCCAGGAATTGCCTTTTCTTTTGATTTATTAATAATGTCTCTAATACTTTGTGGAGCAGACGTTGTTCCTTTTTTCTTAGTTGATTCTTTATATCCCTCTTTAGTTAAACCAAGTTTTGTTTTTATTTCGTATGGTGTAAATTTATCTGCTTGACTTCTTTTTCTTAAAACTTCTGCAATTGTCGATGCTTTAATATTTGATTTGCTATATTTACCTTCAGGATCAATATAATTATATGTGCCGTCGGGATTTTTTTGTAAAGAATTTAAAAAGTTTTGTATATCTTTTGCACTACTTGCTGTTTTAGCATTGTAAATTTGACCTGTTGGATTAAGTTCATTAGGAACCTTTATTCCAGTTGTTCCAGTTTCATATCCTTGTAGTTTTCCATTAACCATTGCATTAATAATTGGTTTAAATCTTTCATCTTGTGCAACTTTTGCTGGAATAATTGCTTCTCCAGGAGCACCAAGAATTGGAATAATATCTCCTGCACCTTTTGGTCCTGGTAATCCAGTTGTTCCAGATGCAAAACCTTTTGGTTTTCCACCTTTCATACCAGGTTTAAATCCTGGCATCATCATTCCTGGATTTGCTCTAGCAAAGTTTAGTGCTGCAAAAGTTGCATCAATATATGCTTGACGTAATAATTTAACCGCTGTTGTTTCTATTGCAAATGACTGGGTTAATCTTGTATGAGCCTGATTTAAAGATGCAGCAACTGTGGCTGCTTCTAGTTGTTCGGTATTTAAATATTGAGTTTGTTGTGCAAGAAGAGTGGTATTACTTCCAGCCTTTAAAAATCCTGAACGCATTGTTATAAATAGTTTTATTATATTTGCAACACCATTGGCAAGTAGACCAAAGGTCATTAACAATACTGGTCCAATTACACCAACAAGTGTTGTTGCTATAACAATAAATTTCTTAGTTCCGTCTCCAAGATTATTAAATTTTTCTAAAAATCCTCCAAGGGCTTTTGCAATTGGTGTAACTGCCTTTAAAAACTCTTTACCTATTGGGGCTATTGCAAGTTTAAGATTTTCTATAGATTCTTTAAAGTCTGTACTAATTGAATCTTCTAATACTCCAAGTTCTCGCTCAGATAATATTGCAAGTTCTTCAATTGATGCCCCAGCAAGATCAAATACTCTGGCAGCCTGTGTTCCTTCTTTTGTTACGTTTTGAAATAATGTTGATAAACGTGAAAATTGAAATTTACCAAACAATTGTTCAATTGCTCTAGCACGATTTAATGGATCTAAAGTATCTAATGCTCTTGAAAAATCTATTACTGTTTGCCTTATGTTTCCTTGATTGCCTTCTACAATTGCCTTAATATTAATGCCAAACCCTGCAAGCATCTTGCTTGCTTTTTCAGTTGGATTAATTAAAGAGGCAAGACCTGACTTAAGGGCGTTAGCACCTTCTGATGCATTAATGCCACCCTCTTTCATTGCTGTTAAGAAGAAAGCAAGATCTTCAACTTCACCACCAAGTTGTTTAACAACTGGTCCAGCCTTTGGAATTGCAATAGTTAGATCTTCAATAGATACAACAGTCTGGTTTTCAACTGCGTTAAGGAAATTTATTTTACTTGCTAAATCTTCTGCTGCTACACCAAAAGCATTTGTAACGGATATAGTTGTTTCAAGTGCTTGTGCCTGTTCTACACCACCAAGAACTGCAAGACGAGTAGCCTGAGCAACCTGTGCTGTAAGATCTGCACCAGTTTTACCCATTGCTGCAGCATTTGCTGCCATTTCCATAGTTTCTGCAACTGCAACACCATATTTAGTAAACTCTTCTGCAAGTCGTTGAACATCTGCTAAAGCCTTATTACTTTCTTCAGTTGTTGTAAACATATCTCCATAAACACGTTTAAATCTAATTGCTTGTTTTTCAAGATCCATAAAGGTCTTGGCAGCAGCGGTACCAAAATAAGCAAGAGGAATTGTAAAACCAACCATAAGTTGGCGTCCTGCCCACTGGGTATTTTTACCAAAGTTTAAAAGGTTGGTAGATCCTTGTTTTAATAATTGATTTAATAGTGCCTGTTTTTGTGCTGCAATGGCTGTTTTAGTTGCGTAGTCATTCATCTCCAAAGTTCTTGGAGTAATAGACATTGCTTTTATAGCACCGTTAGCATCACGACCCATTTTAATATATTGGGTCTGCATTTTCTTAACACGCTCTTCGGCTACCTTGCCAATGGTGTTAAATTCTTGTTTAAATAATCTTCCAAATGTTTTTGTAGATCCGCCTGCAAAACGGAAATACTCACGCATTGAGAGTTTATTAGTCTCTAATGCATGAGTAAATGATTCCGTAGAACTTCTTACCAACCCCATCTGGGCATTAAATTTGCCAGTTGCGTTGATAGCATTTAAAAGATTGGTCTGTAAACCTTTTTGAGCGGCTGCAGCAGCAGCGCTATTTTTTGCTACAGATGAATGAAAGGTTGCTAATTGACGTTGGAGATTTTTAAGTTCTGCCAGTGCCGCCGACGTATCAATATGTACGCCAATATTAGCATTTACATCAGCCATTCATTTACACCTCTTTTATTATTTAGTTATTTGCAAGCACTGTATTTAAAAGAGCGTTTGCATCTGCTAATTTAACTCCAGAAGCGGCTTCAATAACCTTATAAACTGTTGGAAGGTCTAAAACCTCTTCTAGTTTAGTAATGTCTTTAGACAGGTCTGGACTATATTGTTCCATAGCAATCTGTACGCATTCCATAAGGAGAGTCATTGACTTCTCATTATCTTCTGCTACCCCTGCCACCTGCTCGAACTTTTTCATAAATGGACGAAGCAAAGAAATTTTAAGTGGACGTACCTTAATCTTTGTGCCATCAATGAGAATAAGTTCTTCACCCTCATGTACTGTTGTTGCCATTGTGTATCCTCCTATATAGGCTATGTCAATTATAGCATAAGGAGATTATTTTGTTAGATCTTCATATTCCAAACCCATGCCTATACCAAACCCTGCTTTCTGTGCATTTATACCTTGCAAGGCTAGTACATCATTGCTATCATTTGTTTTACCTTTACTAAATACTCTGGCTTTCATATCTTCCCACTCCTTTTGACCTTTATCTTTATTTGATTCTTTATCTAGGTCTACCCCTTGAATTGCAGCCAAAAACTTTTTTTCTGTATAATCTAATTCTCTAATTACCTCTAAAGTTGCCATAAGTTCTGGCATAGACAGTGATGTTTCTAGTTCTTGGTAATCTTTCCAGATACCCAACAAAAATACTTCTGCTTCTAATTTTGCAAGATCTAGGGTTTCCCAGGTTTGACCACTACCAATTGCCTGATCTTTTACTGGCTCTTCTGATTTTTTGTTAATTCTAATACCAGCAGCAGCATCTAATATTTTATATGTAGTTGGCATATCTATATTATCTTCAACATCTTTAACAGTGCCAGAAATTTTAGGGTAATATTGTTTCATACAAATTCTGACACATTCTACCAATACCTCAATTGCCTCATCATCATTTTTAGTATTTTTAATATTACCAAAGGCTATCATAAATTCACGAAGGTATTTTATTTTTAATGGTATTATTTCTAATTCTGTTCCATCAAATAAATATATTATTTCACTTTTATATATTGTAGTTGCCATATAAAATCTATTCTATCATAAAACAACAAAGCCCACATCCGAAGACATGGGCTATGTAGAATAGTTAAACTATTAAGATAATAGATCTCCGAAGGTACGATCAACGATCTTACCGTATGAGCCTGAAGTATCTTCTGGTAGCAAACGGAATGATACTTCAAACATTGAAGCCTCATCACGCTTTGCTGAAACTGTTACGTTTTCGATTGACAAAGCACGATATGCTGTGTAAACACGTTCCACGAATGGAGAGTCTACGCAGTCACCTGTACCAGGTCCTACTGCAACAATTCCACGCTCTACTGGACATTCGCCAATATCTCCACCTGATAGGTTTAAAACCTGTCCTGCAGAAGATGCTTTTGTTCCAGATAGTTCGTCTGAGTTAAATGCTAGAGCCAAAAGAAGATTCTCAAGGGTAGCCTCAGCAAAAGCAGTTGCAAGATTTACTTGCATACCTTGCTTGTAAAGTTTAGCAACGTCAAGAATTTGGTCAACCTGTACTTCACCGAAGTCTGGTTGGAACTGTAATTCAAGACCGTTCATGGTATAACCTACGTTTGTATAACCTGCATCATCAGCAAGGGTCTCCTTGAATGATTCTTCAGTGCTAAACGCCTCCAGTGTTGATGGAGTTAGGGTTGTATCTGCAACGAAAAGTGCTGCAGCACCAACGATAATGTTGGTCGATGTTCCACGACTATATGCCATTTATTCACCTCTTTCTATAGAAATAGATATTAAGTTGTTTGGCGTTTGTTTCCTCATGTTAATTATAACACCGTTTTATGTATACCTTTGGGATGCCCCGCTTGTATGATAGTCATACTCTATTACAAGTTTGTTAAGTGCAAGGGTTCTGGCAGAGGCTAATTCTAGGATATCCCTACTTTCGTCTGCCTGATAAACCTTTATATTATGAAAAAATACATTTTTGGATATGGCATCTCCGTTTTCATCAAGAATGTCGTTTTGAGATACCCATAGGTTCAGGTCTTCAGCAGCAGCATCTTCTCTATCTAAACATTCAATAATAACCCTAGTAGTGTCAAGCAATTTAGAAAGGTTTGGACTGTAGATAAAATATATCAATTGCTCTCTTTTATGTCTATAAAATGTGGTTGGTCTAAATCTAATAAGCCTATCAAATATAATAACTGTTGTATCTGGATTATTTCTGATAAATGGAATGTCATTATAAATACCTTCGACACTATCAGGAACTTGTGCTGGAAAAAATGGCTGAAATGGTTCTGGTCCAGTTGGCATTAAGCCAAACTCTTTTAATTCATTATTAACAAAAGCATTTACAAAAGTTGGCGGAAATCCAGTTTGTTCAGATATTTTAAGAACCATAGTACTATTCTACACTAATCTTTGCATTAGCAATCCATTTAAAGCCAGTATCGACACCCTTAGATCTACCCATTCTAGATCCAACCTTAATATTTTTCTTAAATATTGTTGGTTTTTTAATATAGTCGTATATTCCACTAGCCCTTAAAAATGATTGTTTAAAATATCTTAAAATAAATTCATCCATGATTTTTTCAAATGATCCTCTAGCCTGACTTCCTCCAGGATTAGAAACCGTTACTGATTTTTTAGTAAATACGGTTTGTCCACCTTCATTAAATACAAGGGCTGGAGATCTTGTTGGTTTAATTGTAACTGGAATTCCATCTTCCATAATTTTTGCTTTATTGTAAAATGGTACACTAGAATCTTTTTTAACAGTTTTTGATTGTTTAAAGTTTGAATTAATACTTAATCCTAAATTACTAACTGTATAGTTAATATCAAATAATCTTGCACTAGGACTACCAACTTGATACCATTCATAAACATGTTGAAGTGCTGCTGGGTTACCTCTTGCTGAAATATCTACATATCTAGCCATTGCCTCTATTGTTCCTGCACCTAAGTTTTTTAAAAAAACAGTTTTACCTTTTTGTGCGCCATCTAAGAATCCAAAAGCATACTGAACAATATTATTCATTTGCTTGTCAAAACTTTTAGTATTTGTTGTAATTATCATTAGTCTGTTATTGTTTGATTTTCTGTTCTACGTAATAATATTTTAAAATATTCAACTGATCCAAATGGTCCAGTAAAAGGATCTACGGTTGCAACTTCATAAATAGTTCCACGTCCAGATCTTGGTCCTGCTGTTTCTCTATAAATAATTTCATCATTGGCATTACGAACATTTGTAATTAAAATATTAGTTATTGCATTTTCTGATTGATTTGAAGACATTCTTGGATCTGTTTTTGTTCTTGCTATTAATTTATTTTCATGTTGTAAAAATGCTTCTGGCTTAATTTGTTCAGTACCCGCTCCACCTACAGATGTAGCATTGCAAACAATAGTTCTATCATAAAACCATTCTCTAGTTGCCTGCCCATATTGTGTTTGAGTTATAATAGGATAGTATAAATCAGCCTTCATTGGATAAAGGAAATCTGTTTCTGCACAGCATTCCATTATAAAACTCCTGGACGGATAATCGTTTCTTTATATTTATCTAGTATTTTATCTACTAATATATTTCCAGTACCGTCAATTAAACGCTTATCATATTCAATTTTAAATTGATCAGTGCTATAATTTTTAACATATCTCTTATAATAGTCTAATCTTCCGCACTTAATATCATCAATTAACATTAATGTTGCGTCTTGAATATCGTAAGGAACAACTTTATATCCAGTCTCTAATAACAAAATATAGTCTGCTCCTTCAGAAAATGCAACTCCAGGAACAACGGTTTGTGTGTTTCCGCTATCCTCTGTATCAAACATACTAATAGAGTCTGAAACTCCTAATGGAATACGAGCATACCTTCTTTCTGCACGATTTACAGCATCAACAGATTCTAAAGGATCTTTTGTAATTGCTGTTTTATCTTTAGTAATTAAAAATGTATATTCTACTAACTCTGGTCCATCTACGTTGTCTATATCATAAACTAATTGTGTATTTTCATATACCTTTAAAATTTTGTGAGTTTTTTTCCAAAGCGGTAAATAATCATTTCCTTGTCCAACAACCTCTAAGTATGTTCTATCATAATAAAATCCGCCAACAGCAGCATCAATAATTGCTCTTGCTAAATTTTCATAACCTGTATAAAGGGCAATATCGCTTGCAGTACCAGATGTAGCCAATGATGTTGGATCTACATATGGTCTCATAATTTCTAAATTATCCTGTACAACAACATCGCCACGAACAAGTGTTTCTCCTGAAGAGCCACCATCTTCATAAATAGTTAGTGCATAAGACTTATCATATTTAACAAAGTCATCGCCTAAAGAATAAGTTATTTGTTTGCTAGCGTTAGAAGATACAGACTCTTCAATTTCTGTTAACTCTGCAACGTTTTCAATAACTAGTATATAGTCTGCGTTAGCATCTGGAACTGTATAAGTTACAGAAAGTGGGTATGGTGGAAGACGTAGTATCTGCATTTTTATTTACCGTAATATGATGCTACCTCTTCAGGTGGTGCAATTCTTACCAACCTGTGGGTTAACCATTTTTCGGATGCCTCCTTTGAAACTATGTTGTATCCTATCTTTAGAGCACCTAAGTTATCCATATGTAGGTTTCTTTCTGAGTATAGTGCTACTTTATTAATCATACTTTTTGTCTTGCCTGCCTCTTGAACTTGCTCTTCTGTTTCTTTTGGTGGAATCCAACTAGCCAAAATTTCTAAGATTTCAAGTTTAGTATTTGCTTCAAATAGTTCAATGTTATTTTTCTTTGCATATGCCTTTAACGCCATTACGGTTTTAGTTGATAATTCTTCCATTGTTAAATTCATAATTCTCCTATGCTTATTTGTAATTATACCAGAATAAGAATAAGGCGGGTAGTTTTTTACGCTACCCGCCCTAATATTTGATCTTTTAGATCTTAGGAATCAGCGCTATCTGAGTCGACATAAGCGACTGCATCTAGTTCTTCCCATTGGATACCAAATCGTACAAATACTGTGTACTCAATTGTATCTTTCTTTGGCTTGTATTCACGGTTTACAGTGATGTCTCTCTGGAAACCCCATACACGGTTCTGAGGGAATGTCAAATCGACATAACCTGCAGGGTAGTAAGGAACTTCTAGAACATCTACACCAAGTACACGAGTTGTACGTGAGTTACCTAGTGTCTGTGCTCCACCATCAAGGAATTCTTGACGGTTTGCTTGTGTGCTACCAACTCTGTCAGCG